GTCTATTGGGCTATGTTGAACAGTAGCCACATAGACGCAACTGGTAAACCTTTAATCTACGTGTCCAGGGTTTGCACAGGAATGGTGAAAGACCAGTCCAATGATATGAAGCAGCTTGCGGACCTACGTGCACGTACTGTAGAAACTATTAGGGAGTTAATGCAAGATGCCACTGATTAGACCACAAAACCTGGATGCTGAAAGAGCGGTTATTAGTGTACTTCTAACTAACCGGGATAGGTACTACGAGATGGAGAGGATGTTGCGCCCCGATATGTTCTTTGGACTTGACAACGCACTAGTCTACAAGACTATCGAGGACCTGTATTCAGAGGGACGGGCACCAGATGTGCTGGTTGTGAAAGAGGTATTAAACAGGGGTGGGGAATACGATTCAATTGGTGGAGATAGCTACTTCAACCAGTTGCCAGAAGGATCAGAACTGGAAGTTAACTTTGGGGAGTACGTAGGGATAGTTTCTGACTCTTACACCCTTAGAAGAGTTATCGACGCAGGGATCAAGATTACCAACATTGGGTACACGGACAGTGCTGTTACTGCCCTGGATGTGATGTTCAAGGAAACCAACTCAGTGCTTGATGCCTCTTCTTTTGGTACTGACAGCTTCCCAGTTGGGGAAGTAATGAGTGAGGAACTGGCTGCGTTTCTTTATAGGTTGGATCACCCTGGAAGTGACGGGATCAAAACCCAGTTCGGAAACTTCGACCTGCTCACCGGTGGCGGGCTGCGTAAGACAGATGAAGTTATCATTGCTGCAAGACCCGGCGTTGGCAAGACCACACTGGCATTGCGTTGGCTGCTGAATCTGGCAAAGCAAGGTATCCCTGTGGCGTTCTTTTCCTACGAGATGTCTAAGCCACAGTTGATGCAGCGAATGATGTCGATGGAATCTGGTGTAGGGCTGACACGTATTAGGGGTGGACTGGTGTCTGGTGCTGATGTTGGGAAGGTAGTAGAAGCATCTACGGCCATTATGTCGCTACCGATATACATAAACAGCAATGCGGGTGCCTCAGTGTCGGAGGTTGTCGCGGACACCAAGAGATTGGTTAGAAGCAGTGGCATACAGGCAATCGCTGTTGACTATCTACAGTTGATGCCACATAGAACAGAGTATGCTACCCAGGACTTGGGACAGATTGCGCGTAGGCTAAAGATACTGGCGATGGACTCAGACATCACAGTACTGGCACTCAGCCAGTTGAACCGTATGGTTGAAATGCGGTCCGAGAAGATACCATTGCTGTCAGACCTTAGACAGTCAGGTAACCTTGAGGAGCACGCAGATATAGTACTGATGATCTACCGCGAAGAGACCTACGTTCAGAACGAGGCCAACCGTGGTAGGGCAGACCTATTGGTTAGGAAAAATCGTAACGGACCCATTGCTACATTGCCAATGAGGTTCTCGGCTAACACTGTGGACTTCGCTGGTTGTGCGGCAGAAGAAATGATTGGAGGATAAGATGCCAACACCAGGAAAGAATGAGAGCGAGAGTGATTTTATTAGTCGTTGCATCCCCATTGTAATTGGGGAGGGAGTAGAGAAAGACCAGGCGACAGCGCGGTGCTATAGCATCTGGCGCAGGTCTAAGGGCGAGAAGGATACGCCACCCAAGGAAGATGCAGCAGTAACACATAGAGCAAATGCGGGGTGACAGTGTGGTAAACAAAGCAAAGCAGATGGGGAGTAGATGGGAGAAGGAACTAGCCGGGCTGCTGAAAGGAAAGAGACAACCATCATCTGGCGCTTTTGGTACGTTAACCCATGACGCCTCACTTACCGGAGATGTGGTAGTTAAATATCCGTGGTGGAATAAGTTATTGCACATTGAATGTAAATACGGATACGGTGGGTCGAGCAGCCTGTCCCTGAAGAGAGACTGGCTGACCAAGGTTAGGGGGGAAGCCGAGACAGCAAAGCGTTATCCTGTCTTAGCCGTCAAGTTCAGAGATGTTACAGGCGGCGACCGTGAATCCGCTAAGGTTATTTGTATCAATGTAGATACCTGGAATGCCATGATGGAAGAAGTACGTGGCTTATACCTAGACTACTTGACTTTACTTAAAGAGACATATGAGGGAGAGGAAGATGGATAATGTAGAGACTTTGATTCCAGATTTTGATGCACTGGAAGAACTTGCTAGGCAAGCTGCCGGGGTGTCGGCGTCCATTGTATACACGAAGAACGAGCTATCTATGCTTGAGGCTAATGTAATCAGGACCGCACTAACCGACAAGCGATATTGGATTGGTGGTAAGCAGCCTAGTATGTCATATTGTGATAGTGTAGTTGCCGAACTTGGCAACACGGAAGAGGATACATCTAGACTGTTAGAGCTAAGGAATACCTTGGCGGAACTGACAGAACAATCGGAGTTGTTGAAACATATCATTGGTATCAGTAAGGATAAGCTGGAACTGTATAGAACCATATCCGCCAATGAGAGAAAGGGGTTCTTATAATGATCATCGCTTCCTATTCTTCGCTGAAGGATTACAATTCCTGTAAGCGAAAAGTATATTACAGAATAAACAGAGCACCAAGGCTAGAGACAGCCAGTATGCTGGTAGGCTCTACCATACACAATATGGTGGAAGATGTAGAGAATGGCGACTGGCTCGGTGAGGATGAATACATCAAGCAATTGGTTACCAGGCTTAGTTCCGGTAACGTAAAGTTCTATCCGGGACAGAAGGTACCAAGTCTCATAAACCACGTCAAGCTGTGCTTTGAAAACTATAAGGCGGTGGCTGGCAGACTACAGCCACTCTATGGTGTAGAGGTTCCGTTTGAGATTGAGTACCACTCTTCTGATGTAAAGGTAGTTGGCAAGTTCGATCAGTTTAGGGGCGACGTAGATACAATAGTGGAACTAAAATCCACGGTCAAGAAACCGACCGCGGCATTCCTGAATACGGACATGCAATCAACTATCTATCTTTGGGCCTTCCAACAAATCTATGGGACGATGCCAAATTACTTCCACGTTCATCTGCCCAGTGGTACTGTGTATAGACTTGTCAGAGATGACTTTGATGACCTTATTCTCAACCTGACGGACTATATAAAGGACAGGGACGAGCAAAACTTTCCTAGACAATTAGATGGATACGGTTGTGACCGTTGTGATTACTATGATATTTGTATAGGGCCGGAGATTCCAGAGGACAATGGAAAGGTTGAGTTCGTTGCCAGAGGGCATTTCGATTACTCTAATATTTCTCCGACAAAGAGATTTGCAGAGGTATAGAGATGAATGAATGTATGTTCTGCGGTGAGCCATGTAGAGGCAATGTTTGTGAAGATTGCTTTGACGAGATCGAGGACCTGGCTCCGAGAGAAGTAATAGACAAACTAACTTATTCGGTAGCGTCTAGACCTGAAAGAACTGAAAGACCAATCGCCGAAGATTTGGAGGAAGAATGAAAGCATATACTAGAGATACAGATAGGTATATTACCAGTCGGGCGCTAGAGTTAGCCGCCATTGGTAATTATTCCGAGGCAGAGATGGCCTCTATCCTTACAGAAGAGACCGGCATTGAGGTATCCAGAAATGTAGTTCATGGCAGAGTGTATCGCCATAAGGTTACATCTGGTCTAGAAGAAAAGCCAAGGACCTACCTGCCATATTTTAGTAGGTATGAACCCCTGCTTAGAGGGGAGGCATTGCCACCGGCTAAGATCGAGTATGATTATAGTTCTGGCCCGCTAAAGATTCTGGTACTGAACGACCTTCATACACCGTTCCAGCACGAGGAGGCAGTCGAAGAGGCACTGGTACAGAATAAGTCACCGGACATTGTAGTAACCTCCGAGGTTTCTGACATGTATTCGGTTACCTCGTTCGCCAAGTACCAGCACGTATCGTTTGAACAGGAAGTGGAAGAGATCATCAGATGGTTTGAGTACCTAAGCGAGAACTACCCGCTGACTATTGCCATTAGTGGTGGGCACGAGATGCGGCTACCTAGATATATACTATCCAGGATCAAGAGTGAGATGTTGTTCCTGGTTGAGACAGATATTTTGAAAGTACTAGCTAGACCGTTTAGTAACATCATCGTCACGGAGAACCCGTGGTACCAGATCAATGACGCAATATTCACTCACATCAATAGACACTCTACCACCATCCCAATGAGAAGTGTAGACAAGGTGCACGAGTGGCTGCAAGCCTGGAAATCACATCTTGATATTACTGACTATAGACTTTTGGTGCAAGCGCATTCGCACCACAGCGGTCTCGTCAACCTTCCTACGGTGCAGCTAGTAGAGACTGGTTGCTTGCAGAGGATTCCAGAATGGGTCATATACAAAGCACCCACGCTTCCTTGGACGCACGGGTGGTGCGTGGCATACCAGAACAATGGTGTTAC